CTATTGCGCTAAAACATTTAAGCTAATAATCGTATAGCTCTGATCTTTAGGTTTTAATTTCAAATTTAGAGGAGCTGTTACTTCTACTAGGTACTCTCCAACTTTTGGAAACGTAAGTTCGACTTGACCGTTGCCTCCCGCCTTAAACTGATGCACTTGCTTGTCAGTTGCACCCTTTTCTCTTAAATTCACTTCAGCATAAGCTAAAGGCTGTCCTTTTTCAGTTATGGTTAATTTAACAGGTTGAGCAGCTTTAATCTGGTTTGGATGTACAGAGAAACTAACTTTAATCGGTGTATTCGGAAGCTGAATATCTGAAACTTTTCCTTTAGAAAGATAACTCTGCAATATCCACTCACGTGTTACTTGTTCTGTTTTAATTGTTTTTGTTTTAAGGTCAGTTGGAATCAAATATTCACGTTCTGCTTTCGGTGGAGCTTTATCAGCTGGCATATCAAAAAATAAATGCCATGCTTTTTGGTCGTATACATATTTCAAAGGATAACTTGCCTGAGTTTGAACAATGTATGTGCCTTCTTCAGGTAGATCTACATCAAATGATACCTAATAATATAAATATATAAGAGTGATGAGATAATTGTGGGATTTTGTGGGATAAGATGGGATTGAGTGGGATAAAGTTTGAAAAGATTTTTCATACTGTGAAATAGAAAAAGCGGGCTTTGAGTCCGCTTTTTTATTCGAATAAATCCAGATTCTGGTCTAGATGAAACTTAAGCTTTTCCTCGCCGTTTACGATACTGCGGATTGTTCTAATAGTCACGCCAAATTTACGGGCTATCTTTGAGCGGCTTTCTTTTTTAGCAGCAAGCTCACGGATCGTTCTATTACGCATTGCAATCGTGATTGTTGTAGCCATAGGTACTTCTATTGAAGTGTTACCCAAGTGCTCTGAGAGCAGCTGTAACTTAGAATAACCAATGATCTGTGAAAGTTCATGATGAATGCCTAAAGCGTGTTTATGGGGCACGAAAACTAGAATGCCGCCATAACTTTCAATAAGACTTAAAGCTGGTTTTACGCCAATGAGCTTCGCCACAAATGCAAAGTTTTTAGGCATAAGTGCAATGAGTTCTTCATCTGAAAATAATTGTTGTGCGTCGGTAATGTGAGGACGATAAACCATAATTGCTCCCGCTGTTATCCCATGTTAAGATTTAGCAGTCTTATGATTTATCTCCTCTTGCTTTCGTCGGTGGGTGGAATTTAAAAACCTCAGTGTTGGCGCACTGGGGTTTTTACTTTCTTATTGTTCTGTTCTTTCAATGCCGCAACGTTTGCACCATTGTCGTAAGTGAGTAATGATCATGTCTGCGTGATGACTGCTCATAAATTGCAATGCACTCACACCAACTTTGTTCTCTACAAATTTTGCTAAAGCTTTTTCACTACTGTTTTTGACTACACCAGCCGCATGTAGCTGCAACCATAGGTGTCGAATTAATTTGCTTTGCGCATCACTTGCTAAGTTCTTAACACCAGCTTTATTTTTTGATTCAATTTCAAAGCCAAGTTGTTTGAAACGATCCAGCACAGCTTCAAGCTGTGCTAGGTTCAAATCTTTTGAACTAGTTTTACCAGTTGTACTGGTAAGAATGTCGCGGTAAAGCTCATCATCTAAATTAAGCTTTGTTTTGCCTACATGGATTAGCTTGATCAGATTGGCTTTTTTATTGAAATTCATTTTTGCCACCTGTCTCTGCTTCAATAATTGCTTCTGGTATAGATTTCTCTTGTGAGTGGTCAATTATTTGGTTGCATTCATAGGTTTTTTTACCAACAAAAAATCCGCCAAGACGTTCACATTCTTCAGCAATTTTATTTTCTGTATATGACTTACAAATAAGCCATCCAATGAATAATCCGAAAATGAAATACCCCATATCAGAACACTCCTTTAGCAGCATCAAATAGACCAATTAATGCAAGTACAGCAAGACATACTGATGCTCCTGCTTTCAATACATAAGAGCGACGTTCAAATATAGTTAAGCCAGTATTATTTCGGATGGTCCACGCCAATTTAGCCTCTTTAAAGCAAGAACCTAAGCCCATTAGAAAGACAGCAAAGTAAGCCAGTGCAGTTGCCCAATTCAGCAATTCATTCATGTAGGTGCTCCCAACTTTATTTCTCCAAAGTCAAAAGAGATGTTTTGGCGTGGTTTTGAAACAAGCCAAGCAAGCCATTTTTCTAGTGCTACAAATGCTTCTTCATCACTTTTAGCTTCAGGTATGCCCGGCACTAAAAGTACATCTTGGGTATATCCATTCCGCGCTCTTACGCCTATGAACTCTTTTAACTCTTCCTTATCAGTAGAATGTGCAATCCCAATACTTCCATTTGGCAATGATTCACCAAACCCAATAACACCATCTCTAAAACAATATGCGATTGTAGTTGTCATGAAACCTCTCCCAAGCTTTCCACAACTTCAGGTGGTAACTTTTCTAAATCTTCAACTTTAATCATTGTGTGTACCCTAATTTTTTAGCCCCACAAGCACACTTGTAGAAACCTTTTATGCTGATAGAAATACTGCGGCTAGTTCGTGTTGTTAATTGAACATTTTTGATGTGTTCCCATTTGTGTCGGTTACCAACAGTGCATTTTTTCATTTGGATATTTCTCCCTATCGCTGCTCATCAGTACTGGATCACGACATCCAGCAGACACGGGCACTCATGCCCGTGTTTCGCTTAAGCTTCTAAATCATCAAGATCAATAGGATTTACAGGGCGGTCTAGACTTAAAGGGAATTTGCCAATTAAGCTGATTGCAGTTGAAATACCAGCTTTAAAAGCATGGCTCTGCTCATCATTTAATTCTTTCTCGGCATCTCCAGAAGCCAAAACAACATTGCCTTCAGAATTTGCAATGTCATTTAAAGTTTCCATACGTTGTTCAAACCAAAAAATTGTGTCTTCAACAAGTTTGGCAACATCCAAATCTGCACATGCTGTTTTGTCTTGCGTGTTACTCATATCTGCTATTCCTTATTCTTTAACTATGTAATGGTCTTAGGCTTGAAGCGTGTTCAGAGCTATATCAATCGCACGTTGTTGAACTGTATGCCGTGAAATTCTCTGACCAGCCTCATTCAAAACGTGATACTCGAACCATCCGCAAATGTTGAATTTACGGACAACACTTAAACCGTGCTTTTCAAGCATGTCTAAGCCATTAATTTTTGTTGCCATTACTTAACAGCCTCTTTAAGTGCTTTACCTGCTTTGAAGGTAGGTACTTTTGCCGCAGCAATTTGTAGCTCTTCGCCAGTTTTAGGATTGCGGCCAGTACGCGCAGCACGTTCTTTTACGGAAAAGGTTCCGAAGCCGATTAATGCAACGTCATCCCCAGCAGCAAGTGCTTTGCTGATGCCACTTTCAACTGCATTAAGAGCAGCTGTAGCTTGTGCTTGAGTAAGAGAAGCAGAAGAAGCGATGTGTTTGATAAGTTCTGATTTGTTCATGAGTTTAATTTCCTTCAGTAGTTGCTTGATTTTGGTTAAGTGCTGCACATGCAATTTCTGCATGTTCGTGGCGGTAGAAATGACCGACTAAAACGTCGTCATCACGGACGATTGCAAACAGGGCTTGCGGATCATCATTTAGTTGCGGTTCAAGTGCTTTAACTGTGTACATGTTGATAGCCTCAGTTTTAGGTTTAATGAGCAGCTGTAGCAGCTGGATCAACTGTTTCAATTTCATAGCCAAAGTTGTTGCGCTGTTTAAGAGTTGCACCAATTTCAGCGATTAGTTCAGGCGTGAGTTGTTTGATTGACTCCTTATCAGGTTCGGTTTTAGTACGGATGCAGTGTTCAAGCTTTAATTGCTTGAGCATCTGGCAAGTAAAAACAGGATCAGGAATAGTCACACTGGTTGATAAACGGTAGCCAACCGAACCGTGTGTCAACTTTTTACTTTTGATTTGCAAAAACTCATTTTTGCGGTGATCACAAAATTCTTTAAGTTGAAGTTCATACGCCTTAACTCGTTCCAATAGCGGTTTAAGACGTTGTTTGGTTGCTTCCTTGAGCTTGTCGACCTGTTCATTACAAGCAGCTTCTTCAAGTGCGATGTCACGGTTGAGAACAGCCATTTGTGCCAATGTTTGATCAACTGCTTCCCAACTTTGAAGTTGTGGCTCTTTAAGTGATTTACGTGCCATTAGTTTGTTTGCTCCTGTGTTTCAGCTGCTTTTAAGCGTTGGTAGCACTGTTCTAAAGTTTCATCTGGTTGCTTGTGTTTAACGACATGCGCCATAAGTTGTTCTTTTGGAATATTCTTCAGCCCACGTTCTGGCTGCTTCTCATTCATTTGGACGAAGCCCATCATTTCTTTAAAGTTGGTGTTTGGACGTTCATGTTTTTGACGTTCATGTTCCGCTTGCTCAGCTGCACGTTCAGCTTCAGTTTTAGCTTGTGGTGCAGCAGCTCGACGCTCTGTTGGTACTGGTGCATTTTCTGGCTTAAATGAACTGATCACTTCATATAGATAGCCGTGGTTTTTCAGAGGCAACTGCAACTTGCCTTGGTCTCGACGCTCAAGCATTGTGTTGATTGCCCAGATCCATGCTGCTTTAGGAGCTGGGTAACTGTGGTGACCACGCTTGATTTGCTGCGCATTAATATCCTCAGCAATTTCACCAAGAAGCTTTGCTGTACGTTCAAATGTCAGGTCACGGTTCGGGGAGCGGAACATTCCCAAGTACTTCACTAGTGGCTGCGCCAAATCACCAACCAAAGTGAGTGATGCAACAAAAGCTTTGCTGGCATCACCATGCCCTAAAAGGGCATCTAAACTGGTGGTCGCTCCACATGCTGGGCATCTAGTTTTCATTTAGTGACTCCCAACAAGTCGCAACAATGCGTTGTGGATTGCCTTGATAATTAGGCAAGCACAGTCTTCACCCGAGTCACCGTGTAAGGCTTCTTGGTACAGTTCAAAGAATTCTGGATCATCAGAAAGTTTCTGAAGCTGCTCCCAAGTAAGTTCGTTGGGAATAACTGCATGTTTGTTATCAACTAACTTATTCAAGTCTTTGTTGAAGTGCTGGCGTTTCTGTTTGATGTTCATATACCACCTCGGAAATGCTTAGATTTGCTTTCAACTGCTGTTTGACAGTCAATGCAAAGCTTTACATTGCCCAGAGCGCGACGACGCTCTGGAATTTCGGCACCACACTCTTCACATTCATAGTTACTGACTTGGTCAAAGTTTTTAATGTTGGCAAGTGCATGGTCTAAATCCTGTTCAGACAAAGTGCTTGCTACATCTGCAAAATCAGCCATTGCAACCTCCTAATACAGCCATCACTACAGCGACTGCAAAAAACCAAACTGCAAAGTTCACAATCAGTAAATTTCTTAAATTAAATTTCATGGCTTAAACCCCCATCACGATGTCGCGTGTAATAACGTCCTCGCCAATTTCCGCTGCGAGGTTCATTGAACTGGTAATTAAGTTGCCAATGGCAAGTGGATATAAAAGTGAGCGTGTGGTTTTGCCAGAACTGTTGATATGAGTTAAGCGGTCAACAATTGCTTGAATGCCATCTTCAGTGATGATCGACTCCAGTTTTTTATCGACGCTTTTAACTCGGTGTTGTAAGTACTCAACTAATGAAGTATTTGTTAAAGGTTCCAGTGTCACACTCTCACAACGCTGTACAACTTCACGTACCGCTGGGTTGCGCTCACTTAATTTGTTTGCAAGTTCTGGCTGACCGATTAAGACGATCCCAATTAGTTTTTTGTAGCCGTCCTCTAATTCAAAGAAACGCTTTAACTGTTTAAGAGTAGCGATTGGCAAGCTGTGAGCTTCTTCAATCACTAATAAATGGCTATAACCAGCTTCACTTGAATTTTTTAAAATCATATGTACTTGGCGGAAACGAGCCTCGGCAGACATGCGTGGTTTCTCTTGACCAGCACTCACCGTATTAATAATTGCTTCAGCAATATGGCTTGATTTAAGTGTCTTACCTTGAATGTCATTATCTTCAGTCGCAATGACATATGGTTCGATAATCAAAATTGGTAATTTTTCACGACGAATACGATCTAAAAGGTCGCGTCGTAATGTCGATTTACCCGAACCTGATTCACCTGAAATTGCAATGAATCCGCCATGTTTTGCTGTCTGATATAACGCTTGACGCACATAGTGAGCAGTTAAGAATCCAGCGTGAATTAGAAGTTCTTGAAGAATTAAAAAAGCAGAATAAAAAAGAACCGCAAACCTTGTGGGATGTCAGTTCAAATGAGCTTTTAAGAGAGCGTGAACATTGCAAGAAACAGAAAATGGATGTTTATTCTAAAAGATTTATACCTTTTGCTATAACCCTATGCGGGTTTGGTATTTCAATTTATTTAATAATTACCTTGGTCCTTCCTAATATGTTTGTATTAAAACATACGGACTGGTACTGGATTTACGCAGTTATTTTTGGATCAGTTTTTCCATCAGCCCTCTGGTTAAATAAAGTTAGAACAAGAGATGATAAATTGGTTGCTTACTATAAAGAACGCATTGAACTTATCGTACATATTCTAAGAATTCGTGGTGATTTATGAATAGGGATTTCGAATGGTTAAAATGGGTTGGTCTTTTTTCTGTTATTAGTATCATCGGTGCAGTACTTTATTTTATTCCTAATAAAAAAGTTACTCCCCACACAACTGAGCAAACATCAGCGACCTTTAAAGAAGAACAATCTGTTGTCCACAATACCCAAGTACCTCTTGCACGATCTTATAGTGAAGTTGTCTTTGGGCTAAAATCTGAAGTTGGTGATGCCGTAAATGAAGTTCCTCCAGTTACATTATATGTTGCTGATTTAATGGCAGCTAGAAATGTAAAATGGGATGAGTTGAATCAGATTAGTACTACGTCATACGGCAAAGTAATGAAAGATATTCAGGAAGAAGCTCTTAAACTTTTATGTTCAAATGGTGTAGTAACAGAGATTTATGGGTTCAATAGTCAGCAAGGAAATAAGTTTTATGAAGCTGGGATTTTGGATGATAGTGGCAAGGTTTACAGAGTTGTTGCAATAGGTTCATCTGGTAATATTGAAGCAGAAAGTAGAGTAAAATTTTGTGGTCAGGTTACTGGTAGATTGCATTTTAATAATGCTATTGGTGGAACAACTACCGTACCTTTTTTAGTTGGGATGTTTGATTTACCTGCCAATAAATAAACCAAGCGGAAGCATTTCCGCCTGATAAAAAAATAGTTCAGATTGCAACATAGCCTCATCATTTGATGAGGTTTTTTTATGTCTATCACTTTTGATGAAGTGTTTGAACGGACTATTGGTCATGAAGGTGGCTATGTAAATAATCCTAAAGACCCTGGTGGGGAAACCAATTGGGGTATCACAATAAAAACAGCGCGAGAAAATGGGTATATCGGTTCCATGCGCTATATGAAGCGTGATCAAGCAAAAGAGATTTACCGTAAAGCATATTGGGAGCGCGCGAAATGCGCACAATACAATTCTGCAATTGGTTTTCAAATGTTTGATGCTGCTGTTAATCATGGTATTGGTAATGCGATTCGTATGCTACAACGTGCAGTTGGCGTAGCTGATGATGGTGTAGTTGGAGACATTACTTTAGGCGCAATTAATAAAAAATCGCTCGATGATGTCTTGGTTTTGTTCAATGCTGAGCGGCTAGAGTTTTATGCAAAACTAAAAACATTCTCAGAATTTGGTCGTGGTTGGACTCGTCGAGTTGCAAGTAATTTACGTTACGCAGCTGGAGATACGCCATGAATAAAAAATATAGTGTTTCTCCTCAAGAGCTTTCTCGTCGTTTACGACAACAAAAGAAAGAACTTTTAGCGAACAATCCTAAGAAAATTATTGAACCTCAATATATTCAAGGTGTTCATGGTTCTACCATGCAGTTCGGAGTGTTAGTCCACAATTGGCGTAATGGTTGGAAATGGTTCAGTAATTTAGCCTTCGCTGGCATTGTTGCAATTCAAACTTTTTATGACACCTTGCCACCAGAGTTAATTGAAGCGTTACCAACTGATGCTCGGTCAAAAATTACAATTACATTAGCTGTATTGGGGTTAATTGGCCGTCTTATTAATCAAAACAGACCAAAGCCTTTACCGCCAGTAAAGGAGAACGCCGATGTTTGATTTCTTAAAACTTGGCTTTGCTGAAGTGCAATGGATTGTCGTAACAGCTTTAGGGATTTATGCATGGATCATTCAAAAACATAGTGCATCTGCTAAAGAAATGCTCGACCTGCATTTACGTGTGGTTGAGCTAGAAAATGCGATTAAAGATATGCCTTCAAAAGTTGATATTGCTCAGCTTCAAGGTCAACTCAATTCATTAAACAAGCAGCTTGACACTGTTCATGGTGGTGTGAAGCGTATTGAAGATTATTTGTTGACGAATAACAAGTGAGGTCACATGAGTTTTGAAGCCCATTTAAAAGAAGAAATGCGACTTGTCATACTTCGTTTGCTTAATGAATTACCTAGCTATCGCGGTAATAGCTCAACCTTGCATAGTGGGCTTAATCATTGGGGCCTAAGTTTTAGTCGTGATCAGGTTAAAACTGAACTGTACTGGCTGAAGGAACAAGGTTGTGTTGAGGTTGAAATGGATAACCCTGCTGTAGTGGTTGTAAAACTAACTGAGCGTGGTCAAGACGTGGTTGAAAGTCGTACACGTATTCATGGCATCAAACGACCATCAGCATAGGTGAAATATGTCAAAGTCATTTATGCATAAGTTATCTGATGAACAACGCGCATTTGTAGAAAAATTACTGCGTGAAGACCGACTGACATTGAATGAAATGCTGGATGAGATTCGGGCTGAATTTCCAGCTGATTCTATTCCAAGCCGTTCAGCTCTTGGCCGCGAGAAGAAAAACTGGGCTGAAGAAGCTAAGGCCATGCGTGAATTTGCTGCTGCGTCAGAAGTACTTGTTAAAGAGTTTGGTGAAGACCCTGACGACAAAGGCGGAATGTTGTTAGCTCAAGCTATTCAAGCCATTGTTACTAAGAAAGCTTTAGACGAATTAACCAATGATGGAACAAATCCAGAAAAGCCAAAAATGGATATTGATTCAGTTGGTGCACTTGCCCGTGCTGCCCGCGCTGCAATGATGACAAAAGAAAAGGCTATGGATAACCGTGAAGAGGTTCGACGCCAAGCACGTGAGGAATTGCTTAAAGAACAAGACGAAAACCTCAAAAAAGCAGCAGTCTCACAAGGTCTGGGTGAAGAGCAAATTCAATTTTGGCGTGAAAAAGTATTGGGTATTAAATAATGACTGCACCAAAATCTCGGCAAGATACAGTACGGGTTATTGACTGGGATGAGCTTCCTGAGCGTGCCCGAAACCTGCCTAATAATCTGAATCCTTTTGAGGAAGGTGTTTTGATGAAACACCAAGTTGAATGGCTGAAGATTAAGACAGACATTAAGGCCTGTCCTAAAGGACGTCGAACTGGTATTACTTTTGCCGAAAGTTTTGATGCAGTATTTACAGCCGCCGCAAGTAAAGAAGTTGGCGGTATGAGCGTTTACTATATTGGGGATACCAAAGAAAAAGGGCTTGAGTTTATTGGTTACTGTGCCAAATTTTCACGTGTCATTGCTGAAGCCCAAGGCCAAGGTATTTCTCAAATTGAAGAGTTTCTTTTTGAAGACCAAAACGACAAAGGTGAAACACGCCAGATCACTGCTTATCGTGTCCGTTACTCCAGCGGCTTTCAAATCGTAGCCTTATCAAGCCGACCTGAAAACATCCGTGGTCTACAGGGTAAAGTTATTATTGATGAAGCAGCTTTTCACCCGAATGTTCAAGGTGTAATTGAGGCAGCAACCGCTTTACTTATTTGGGGTGGTCGTATCTCAATTATTAGTTCACATAATGGGAAAAATAATCCATTCAATCAATTTGTCAAAGATATTGAAAATGGTGTATTTGGTGAAGATGCAGCCGTGCATGTAGTCACTTTTGATGATGCTGTTGCTAATGGTTTGTATGAACGTGTTTGCTTCATGCAAGGCAAAAAGCCAACCATTGACGGTAAAGAAAAATGGTACACCAAAATCCGTAAAGCTTATGGTAGCCGTAAGGCAGCCATGCGTGAAGAATTAGACGCAATCCCTCGTGATGGTTCATCGGTATGTTTACCGACTTTGTGGGTAGAGCGTGCGATGACGGAAGTTAGGACGGTATTGCGCCTACAATTGGGCGATGATTTTACGGAGCTAACACCCGATGAGCGTGACGCTTATATTGACGACTGGATTCAACGTTATTTAGAACCTGAATTGCAGAAGCTTGATAAGACTAAGCAGCATTGCGCTGGGCAAGACTACGCACGTCATCGTGACTTTAGTTTTATTTTGCCATTCTATATAGCTCAAGATTTACGTCGGATTGCGCCTTTTGTGATTGAAATGCACAAGGTGCCTTCACGACTTCAGCAAAAAATTCTGTGGTATATGCTGGATCGCTTGCCACGCTTTGGCGGTATTGCAATGGATGCTACGGGTAACGGTGAAACTATTGCCGAGAATACTGCTGAGAAATATGGCGCACACATGGTGCATCAAATCAAATTGAGCCGTGCTTGGTATGGCTTATGGACACCTAAACTGGTGACCGCTTTTGAAGAAGATATGGTTGATTTGCCACAAGATGCAGACTTGAAAAATGACTGCTCGGCAATTGAAGAAGTAGACGGGATTTACATGGTGTCTAAGGCACGTGCCAAGGATATTAAAGACCCTGAGCTGTATCGCCATGGCGATGGTGCTGTTGCGATGATTCTTGCTTGGTTTGCAAGTCTACATTTGGCAACAGCAATTGAATTTACCCCACTACCTTCCAAAGAGGAAATGGAGTTAAGTGATGATTATGATGATTGGGCTGGCTCGATTGGTTGGTTTTGATCAAGCAAGAACTACTGGGTTATATTGGATGCTAATATCTCCATCATTATTAATAGTGATATCTACATAGAAATTTTGTCTCTTATCCATGGCATCTATATAGTAAAATGCAAGAGTAAAGCAAGAGTTGAGTTTGTTGACTAAATAATTTTCTGGGATAGATAGATAGATTTTTTTGACTTCCATGTTGTCAAATACGTCAAAAGTATTAGTTGAATATTGGATAACCTTAGCTTTAGCATTTAATAATTCATGATTAATATGACCACAGCCTACATAATATAAAAAATACTCAACTTCTCTAGCTATTGTTCTGCTATTTTTAATTTGAATTGAAATTTGAAATTTTTTTATTGTTTTTGAAACATTTGATTGAACAGTCATTGATGGCTGAGCAAGAGATAGGTCATCCAAATCTGGTACTTCAAAAGATATATGAAAAAATGGTTGAGCTTGTATAAATGATTGTTTGTTTTGATCCATTAAGATTTTTGTATTTTGAGAGAGTTGTTTAGCTTGTTGTCTATAACCTAGATATAAAAATAAAAAAGCTAAGGGTGCAAAAACTCCAGCCAGAAAATCACCCAATTCATTTGAAGTCAGAAGAACTTTCTTTTCAGGATCTAGGAAAATAAACGCTAAATTATACGCCAAAATTAATACGCCATAAATTACTGCCCAAAATACCCAAGACTTATAAAAAGGTATTTTTTCTGATATCGGATTTTGCACGGAAATATTTCCCCCTGATTGTTACGTGTTAAAAATTCAATAATTCAAATGTAGAAATTTCTTCTGTTCTAAATGAGTTTTTAGATTTCATGATTATGAATTATTGAGTTGACCATTTTATAGATTTATAAATCTTTATAAACGCTCTTTACGGCATTTGTTTTGTATTTTGCTGCAATGATCCGTTAAGCAGAATAAGTCGCTTAAATCGCAAATGAGCGCATGAAATTGGGCGGAAGCATTTCCGCCTGATTTTAAGCCTCTCAAAATTACACAATGGTGCAGAATCCTCAAACTGTATTTGCATCTATCATGGCTAAAAAAGACCGTTCCCCAAAAAAACAAGATCGTACTGCACTCGAAACAAATCAGACCGCTGAAATCGCTTGGCTGACTAATCAGGCCCAAGAACATCCTGTGGTTGGAATGACTCCACAGCAAATGTACCGCTTACTCACAGATGCAGAACAAGGCAACTTGCAAGCGCAGGCTGACCTGTTTGCTGATATGGAAGAGCGTGATGGTCATATCTTTAGTGAGATGGATAAACGCAAGAAAGGCATTAACGGTCTGGACTGGGGTGTTAAACCACCAAAAAATGCATCTGAGCAAGAAAAGAAAATTGCTGAAGAAGTTCGTGAATGGATTGAGGACATTCAAGACTTTGAGATGTTTTTGTTTGATGCGATGGATGCTGTTGGGCATGGGTACAGCTGTCAAGAAATTGAATGGCATCAAGTCGGCAATTTGTGGCTACCGAAAAGCTTTGAGCACCAATTGGCACGTAATTTCATGACGCCTTTTGATAAACCAAATGAGTTACGTCTGAATGATGGTTCTCCAGAGGGTGCAGAGTTCTGGGACTTTGGGTGGTTCATTCATCGCCATAAAGCTAAATCAGGATATATTGCCCGATCTGGTTTACACCGAATTTTGTGCTGGCCGTTTATTTTTAAGAATTATGGCATTCGTGATGTGATGCAGTTCCTTGAAGTTTACGGTCTGCCAATCCGACTTGGTAAATATCCTTCAGGTGCAACTGATCAGGAAAAAATGACTTTGCTGCGCGCAGTTATGTCGATTGGTCGAAATGCGGGTGGGATCATTCCTAATGGTATGAGCCTAGATTTTGAATCAGCTGCTGACGGTGACACCAAGAACCACATGTCACTTATTGATTGGTGTGAGAAAACAGCTTCAAAAATTATTGTAGGTGGAACTTTATTAAGTCAGGCCGATGGTAAAACCAGTACCAATGCCCAATCAAATACACATGAGCTTCAGTTTGAAAAAATTATTAAGTCTGATGCTAAACAATTAGCGCGGTCATTAACTGATTACCTTGTCAGCGCTTTAATGCGTTTGAACTATCCAAATATTCAACCTGATCGTTATCCGAGCTTTTTCTTTGATACTTCTGATACTGAAGACATGCAGGTCTTTGGTGAATCGCTTGAAAAATTGGTACGTGTTGGCATGAGAATCCCTGTGTCATGGCCTCATGAAAGACTTGGTATTCCACAGCCTGCCGATGACAAAGAACCAATCCTAACAATTCAAAATGGGCCTATGCCTAATTTGGCAATGAACACATACCAGCCCCAGTTGTTGGGCGGCATTATTGCTGCCAATTCAGCACAGCTACCTATTGAAGAGCAATCCCTGCAACTGTTGCTGAAGGATCAGACAAATATTGCACAAGATACAGTTGAGTCGTGGACCAAGCAGCTCTTAGCAAAGATACGGTCAGGCAATGAAGAAGAGATACTTGCACTTTTGCAAGATGCATATCCAGCCGATGACGAACCAGCATTGCAGGAAAAACTGACACGCCTAATATTTGCAAGTGAAGTATTGGGTCGTCTGAGTGTTCAAGCGGAGCAAACCTAATGCCTACAGCACAACGGCCAGAGCTGAACGCTCTGTTTACATTGCCCCCTGAAGATGCAATTTCTTATTTAGAAAAGAAAGGCTTCAAGATTGGTTGGGACTGGCATGAAACACTGGATAATGCACATAGCAAAGCATTTACCGTGGCAAAAGTTGCACGTATGGATCTGCTCCAAGATATTCGCCAGTCCTTAATTACAGCGATGCAGCAAGGCCAGTCGCTTGAGCAGTGGAAAGCTAGTATTACGCCTACGCTTCAAGACAAAGGCTGGTGGGGAAAGAAAATAGTTGTTAATCCCGAAGGCCGTGAACAGGAAGTACAGCTTGGTAGCCCCCGTCGATTACGAACAATTTATGAAACAAATATGCAGTCTGCTTTTGCAGCTGGCCGTTATAAAGCCATGCTTGCAGGTGCTGAAACTCGTCCATATTGGGAATGGCGTCATATCTCAATTAGTAACCCACGCAAACAACATGTGGCCTTGAATGGAAAGATTTTTAGCTATGACGATCCATTTTGGTCGGTTGCCTATCCACCGTCAGAATGGGGTTGTAAGTGCCGTATTATTGCCCGATCCAGACGTGAGGTTGAAGGCAAAGAAATATTAACTGGCAAAGGTCATGCCCGAACAATTAATGAAAAAATTGGTACAGATCGTAATACTGGCATAAATGTTGTTGCCAAGCGGACTCAATTTAATATTCCAACTAAAGACGGCACGCTGACGTTTGCTCCAGCAGCTGGCTTCAATGGATCACCAGCTACCAGTTACTTGCTTGATAATGTAATGGCACAACGGGCAACCGATTTAATGGGTTCGTACAAAGGTTTAAAACAAACTCAGGAATTATTGAATACACCAACACGGGCTAAAATCCACGAAAAGTTTATTCAGAATGCCTTGCGTCTGGCCGAGCCTAGAAATGAGACCAGTACCATTGGCTCCCTTCAGGATGTTGCCGTGAAATCACTCTTCAGCAGAGGCGTACCGCTTGAATCACCAATTTTATTTTTAAGTGATGCAATTATTGTTAATAAAGAATATTCAGGTATAGCGGTTAGCCGATTGATGGCCTTGCCTCAATTACTTACTGAAGCCAAGCAAATATTTTGGGACCCCAAAAGCGAGCTATTGTTTTATGTGCTTGAAAAAGATGTTGTTCAGTTCTCAATGAGCGAAACAACACGCACTTTTGGTGTGTCTCAGATTGTGCGTAAAAAAGACTGGCAATCTGATGGTTTGGAGTTGATTCAATGACTATAGAACTGGGCAATAGAGAGCTAAGGGCTCGGCTCACTCGCGTTGCTGAAGCAATGCTTGATACATCACCTTTAGGACATTCAATTGCCAATAGCTTTTTGACTGTTACCGAAGACAACTTTGACTCCGAAGGTCGGCCTGCATGGGCTGGTTTAAGTCCAGTGACTTTGGCCCGTCGCAAGTCAGGTAAAATGCTTTTTCAATCAGGTCAATTGCGACGCAGCATTACAACACGTGTGTCAGATAATGAAGTCGAGATTGGGACTAATGATCCTAAAGCTCCAACACAACATTTTGGTGCGAAGCAAGGTCAATATGGCAAGTCTTCTAGAAATGGGCCACTTCCTTGGGGAGATATTCCTGCAAGACCATTTTTACCAATGGATGAGCAAGGCAATTTACAACATGAGGCAGAGCTTGCCATATTTGATGATGTAGACCATTACTGGCATCAGATATTTAATTTCTAAAACTGAGCGGAAGTGTTTCCGCCTGATCTTTTTTCTCCCCTCATTCTAATCTCATAACATCTTTTAAAAAGTTGATGTTATGACCGATTCAGTTCTTGTAGCTCAATGCTCATTTGATTTAGCAGTATCGTCCGATCAAACGGAATATTTGGTATTGGTTCCTGAAGGTGTTTTCGAAGGCCGTGATGGACGTCCTACTGATGCACCTCATTGGGTTCTTACACCAGAACGAGGTCGTGAAATCGTTGCTGCATTGAATCAACACAAGGTTGATATGGTCATCGACTACGAACACGCCACATTAAAAAGCCAGAGTACGGGTGAACCTGCACCAGCTGCTGGCTGGTTGAAATCTGCAAACTTCAGGTATATCGATGGAGTTGGAATATGTAGCACTAAATTTGAATGGCTTGATAAAGCAAAAGCCTTTATTGAGTCGGGTGAATACAAATATTTATCGCCTGTATTTTTCTACAACAAACAAGGCGAAATCCTAGCCTTAATCAATGTCGCTTTAACAAACAACCCTGCATTAGACCAGTTGCCCGAAGCCAAGCTTGCCGCGGCAGCTCAGCAATTTTTTGCCCAAAACAATGATGAGGATTCAACAATGAATGAGTTTCTAAAGCTCATGCTTAAAAAACTGGGGCTGGCTGAAACCGCTTCAGAACAAGAAGTGTTGGCAGCTGCCAATAGTGTTTTCACTAAACTTGATGGTGCTTTTGGTACTTCAACTGCTAATGATCAGACCTTATTGGCTGCTATTGATAAAGCCTACGGTGACTATAATGCTCAAGTCTATTTACCTATAGGCTTATCTAATATTTTAAATGTCTCTGCACTCTATCAAGGTCAAAGAGAGAATAATGATGCCGAAGACGATTCAGCCATTCGTTTATTAGATATCTATAATGAGATAGTTCCACTGGAAGATGGCTTACAGGAATGCAGAACGGTCATCAATTTCCGTTTTGACTATGTCAGTGCTAACACCCCTGGTCAAAGAGAACGTTTTGCGTATTTAGAAATTACAGGTTTTGGGGCTTCAAATACTGATCTTGAGAACTTAAATAACTACCCATATCCGTATTACAGCAATCAGAATGATTTAGATGGTCAAGTTGTTTATATTGATCAAAATCTTTCTAGTGTAAGCCTACTGGAGCTATTCACTCAGACTTATGGCGCACCAACAGCAGCAACAAGAGCTATTTTTGTTATTGCTTCAGGTGTGACATTGGTTGCCGTTACTTCAGGCAATTGGTTAGCTGGTTCAAGCCGTCAAATCATTAACTATGGTCATATATATGGTACTGGCGGTTCTGGCGGCTATTATGATGACGATACAGCTATGGTCGGTGATGGCGGTACAGCAATCATTGCTCAGAATGCTAGTAGCTTTATTGATGTACGCAATTATGGCCTAATTGCAGGCGGTGGTGGCGGTGGCGCAGCTGGTACATCAGAATATACAATTGGTGCTCAACAGTATTATGCGGTTGGCGCAGGCGGTGGTGGTGTTCCACTCGGCACTGGTGGCAGTAATATCAATCAAACTGCACCTGAAGGTAAAACACTTGAGAACATTGCTGGTACGAATGCAACGCTATCTGTTGTGGGTAGTGGTGCAGATGGAACAGGCTTAGCAGCTGGCGATGGTGGAAACGTTGGTGAGAATGGTAAAGCTAGTGAATCAACTCTTGGAAATGGTGTTGCTGGTTTAGCTGGGTTTATTTACCAAGGTAATGTTACGATCACAAATATTGGAGGTGGACAGGTGAAAGGTAGAACACCTTCTAATTGA